CTCTCTGGACTTACCAATTGTGATGGTACAGATATAGGAGAGAAAGTCCAAGGAATCTATGTTACAAATCCAGGTAGAAATTACACTGATAATCCTGGTATTGTTATCTTACCAACAGGTGATGATGGTGGTGTTGGAGCGGCTGCATCGACTAGAATTTCTGATGATGTAGTTGGTGTTGTAACTATCTCAAGTGGTGGTTCTGGATATACTACTGCACCTACCGTTTCCTTTAGTTCTCCAGGAATTGGAACAACTGCATCTGCTATTGCGGTTGTAAGTTCTGGTGGAACAATATCACATGTTTATGTAACCCATGCTGGTGCTGGATATACTGTTGCACCTACTATTACCATTGGTGATCCTTATATGGCGGGAACAGGAACCTTTATTGACAATGAAACTGTTATTGGATCTTCAAGTAGTATCACGGCTCTTGTGAAGACATGGAATGCAGTTAGTGGTGAACTAGTCATCTCTAATTCAACAGGAGAGTTTGTAATGGGTGAAAATATCACAGGTCAAGAAAGTGGTGCAGTCTATCAATTAAAGGTGGAACAAGATGATAATACTGTTGATGAATATCCCTCTAATCTAGAGATTGAAAATGCGGCTGATGATATTCTCGACTTCAGTGAAAAGAATCCATTCGGAACCCCCTAAATATAAAATAACAGGTCTAAAAAGATGTTTGAGTATTATTATCACGAAATATTAAGAAGAACGATTATTTCGTTTGGAACTCTTTTTAATGGAATAGAGATTAAGCATGATGATTCTGATGGTGATGTTTCAAGTGTTATTAAAGTTCCTCTTGCATATGGACCGACTCAGAAGTTTTTAGCTCGATTACAGCAATCTCCTGACCTTAATAAACCCACTCAAATATCATTACCTAGAATGTCGTTTGAGTTTGTGGGTTTGCAGTATGATGGATCAAGAAAAGTAACAACAACTCAAACATTTAAATCAGAAACTGTAGGAGTAGCAACGGCAATTAGAAAAACATATATGCCCGTTCCTTATAATATGTCTTTTGAACTTTCAGTCTTCACTAAGTTGAATGATGATATGCTTCAGATTGTAGAGCAGATATTACCATATTTTCAACCTTCATATAATTTAAGTGTTGACCTTGTAAGTACTATTGGAGAGAAAAGAGATATACCAGTTATCATTGAAAATATTACAATGGAAGATGATTATGAGGGAGATTTTACAACTCGTAGATCATTAATTTATACATTTAGATTCACTGCTAAAACATACCTATTTGGTCCTGTTGGATCCAAAGCAAGTGGAGACAAGGATCTTATCAAGAAGGCAACTATTGGATACATTGCTGGTGGATATACCAAGACTCCAACCAGAGATGTTACTTATTCTGTTGTCCCTCGTGCTACTCAGGCTTATGATAGTAATGTAACAACTAATCTTAGTGTTGATATTGGTTTAGATTCAACGATGATTCAAGTTAATGATTCATCTGGTATTGCTGAAAATACTTATGTTATTATAGATAATGAGTCTATGTATGTTGATAAGAAGGATGCGACAGATACCAATAAACTCTTTGTTAATAGGGGAGCAGATGGTACGACTCCAACGGCCCATGTTTCTGGTGCTGGAGTAAATCTAGTTACTGCTGCTACTAATGCATTGATTGAAGTTGGTGACGACTTTGGATTTGATGGTTCTTTTGACTAAAAACAATGAAAAAATTAGATGATGCGTTCAACATTTCTGAAACGGAAGTGGTAGAAACCGAAAAGGTAGGGATAACGCCTGAACAAAAACCTGATAGAATAGTTAAGGATGAGATAACAAGAGATTATGAATATACAAGAGGCAATTTATATTCTATCATTGAAAAAGGACAAGAAGCAATTGATGGAATTCTTGAACTTGCTCAAGAGAGTGAGATGCCAAGAGCCTATGAAGTAGCAGGACAACTAATTAAAAGTGTTTCTGATGCCACTGATAAGTTGATGGACCTTCAGAAAAAACTTAAAGATGTGAATGAAGAGAAACAATCTAAAGGGCCTAATACTGTTAATAATGCATTGTTCGTGGGATCTACAGCAGAACTAGCTAAACTCATCAAAACTGGACTTCCCCAAGACGATAAATAAGTTGAGGGAGAGAAATCCCAAAGTACCAAAACTACTCATAACATGTCGGAAGACAATATTGAAAATTTGCCGTCTATAGAAGACTATAAAGATGATTCGGAAGAATTGCCATCAGTAGATGAATTTATAGTAGAGGAAAAGGAATTACCCTCAGTAGAAGATTTTGTTGAAAAGGAAGAAGAAATAAAAGAAGAAGAAGAAAATATAACCATAATTGATGATGCACATGGAAATCCGCAGATAGAAGTTACTGATATAATCCAAGCACCTCAATGGGGTGAATTGGTTCGCATGGTAAATGATGTTAGGGAAAGCATCCCCGACATTCCTGAAATAAAATGTTATGATAACGAACTTAAAGAACTTTCGGAGCACTTAGAAGAATTAAAAGAAAGTATTCCAGAAGTCCCAGAAGTAAAGTATTACGATGCAGAAGTAGAAACTATATGTGAACAAATTGATTTAGTAAGAGAAGAAGTTAAAAATCTTCCTGAAGTAAAATATTATGATGAGCAATTAAACAGTATTGAAGAGAAGATTAGAAATCTTCCTGAACCAAAATATTATGATGGTGAAATAGAGGCAATATGTGAGGCTATTGATAATGTCAAGGAACAAATTCCTACTTTCCCCAAATGGGTTAATGAGGTTAATGAGGTTCCTGATTTTTCATGGATTGGAAAAACTTTTAGTGTAATTGATGATGACTTTGTTAAGGTTGGAGATCATATAAAAGATCTTAAAAATAAATTTGATTCTGATCTTGATGAATTAACTGAGAATTTAGATCTTAAAGATTTTGAACAAAGAGTAGAGATTGAAGAATTAAAGGAAGCCAAAGAGAAGATATATAAGGAATTAAGAGAATCTGCAATTAAGATATGGGAGTATCAAAGATCCTATAAAGATGATGATAGAAAGTTAAAGAAAAGTGTATTAAGCAAACTTAATGAGACAAAGCAAAATATTGAGAAGCAGATTGCTGAGTCTTATAATAAGTCCAATGAATCTTTTAAGTCTTACTTTGATGGGTTAAAGGAAGAAATTTCCACTCTTTCTGAACCCAAAAATTATGACGATAATATTTCAGAATTAAAGAATAATTTACAAAGTCTTGATGAAAAATATAAAGATACAGGAATTAATATTGCTGAACTTTATAAAATTGTTGAGGACTTAAAAGGACAGCAAAAAATATTAAAGGAAGCGGCTTATTCTCCCGATCCAAGTTTAAAACAAGGTGATGATCCTCTTACTCCAACTGATCAAAAATTTGCTACTCTTCAAGACTTAGCAGCAAACTATAGACTGTTTGTTAATAGAGTTGAGCAGCAATTATATAGTATTGGGGGCGGTGGTGCTGTAAGACTTGATACTCTAGATGATGTTGGTATAACCACTTATAGTGTTGCTTCAGGACACGGATTAACTGCTAATCAGTTGTTAATATATGATGGATATAAATGGATTGGTATTGCTAGTACTGCCATAACAGGATCAGGTGCTGTTAGTTCGGGTAGTACAGTATGGCAAACCACTTCAGTTGGTATTCATACCTTAAAGAGTGTTGGTATTGGAACTACTGCAAGAGCACATTTTCCATTATATGTTGGTAAAGCTGGCATAGAAACAGTCGCATATTTTGATGGTAATATCTCAGTAGGTGGAACAATATTCTATGAAGATGTTGAACATATAGATTCAATTGGTATATCCACCTTTAGAACGGATGTTCAGATCGGCAATAACTTATCAGTTGTAGGGTTAACCACACTCGGTTCTGGTAATGGAATTGGAACCGTACAAATTGGTACGGGTAATACTGCCCTGTATGTTGATGGTGATGCTCGTGTGGTTGGTGTTCTTACCATAGGTAGATCATCTGTAACCATTGACGGTGGTACTAATAAAATTACCATTGGTGATGAAGATGTTACTATTACAGATTCTCAGGTTACTATTGGTGATAATGTAACTATTGACGCAGGTGCATCTGGTATTAACTCTGCACCTAATGTTTTCTATGTTGCAAAGGATGGAGATGATGCTAAGAATGGAACATCTATTGATAATGCTAAACTAACAATTGCTGGTGCTGTAGGAATTGCCACATCAGGTGCTACTATTAAAGTTCTTTCAGGTAATTATCAGGAAGCAAACCCAATTGAAGTTCCTGCTTTTGTTTCTATTGTAGGTGATGATCAAAGATCAGTTAATGTTAGTGGAAGTTCTGCCCATAAAGATATCTTCTCAGTAAGGAAAGGAGTTAAATTATCCAATATGACCTTTACTGGTCATACAGGATCTGCGGCTGCTGTGGGATTCCCAACTGGTGAAATTGCAGAAAACGTTGGTGGTGGTAAGTGGAAAGGCCCTTATATTCAAAACTGTACCAGTAATACTACCACGGGAGTAGGAATAAGAATTGATGGTAATCAGGCACGATTACTTAAAGCAATGAACGTGGATGCTTTTACCCAATATAATGAAGGAGGAGTTGGAGTT